AATTGAGATGAAAGAGAATCTGAGAAAGTCCGTTGCTCTGATGGGATTTCCGCCAGAGACCGATATGAGTATTCTTTTCAGTAGTATGACAAAAACCATTGAGTCGCTCAAAAAGTACCTTGACTGATGAGCGATTTTTTGCTATAATATCTAAGTAAATCTCCCGAATCCAAACTATCCGAGGTATCTAAAATGGGTTTTGCCGACCTTAAAAAACAATCTAAACTTGGTTCTCTCACCGAAAAACTGGTGAAAGAAGTTGAAAAAATGAATAATTCTGGTAATTCTTCTGATGACCGTCTTTGGAAACTTGAATGCGACAAAGCAAACAATGGTTATGCTGTCATTCGTTTCCTGCCCGCTCCTGATGGCGAAGACCTGCCATTTGTTAAAGTCTACTCACACGCTTTCCAGGGTCCTGGTGGTTGGTTGATTGATTCTTGCCTTACCACTCTGAACCAAAAGTGCCCTATCTGTGAGCACAACTCTGGTCTTTGGAACTCCGGTATGGATTCCAATAAAGAAGTTGCACGTAAGCAGAAGCGTAAACTGACGTATATGAGTAACATTTATGTCGTGAAAGACCCTGCGAATCCTGAGAACGAGGGTAAAGTCTTTCTGTTCAAGTATGGTAAGAAAATCTTTGATAAACTCACTGAGGCAATGCAACCCGAGTTTGAAGATGAGACTCCTATTGACCCGTTTGACTTTTGGACTGGTGCCAACTTCAAACTGAAGGCAAAGAGTGTTGCCGGTTATAGGAACTATGATTCCAGTGAGTTTGCCGCTCAGGGTGCTCTTCTGAATGATGATGATGCTATGGAAGCAATCTGGAAGAAGCAGTATTCTCTTGCCGAGTTTGTTTCTCCTGACCAATTCAAGTCCTATGAGGAAATGAAGAAGCGTCTTGATTCTGTTCTTGGTGCAAAGTCTACTCGTGTTGATTCTGAGGTTGAGGATGAGGATGACTATCGTGGTCCTGCTCCTTCTCTGACAGAAGACCTGCGTACTGAACTCAATAATCTGAAACCGACTCGTCCTGTTGTGGATGACGATGATGACGACGCACTTTCGTATTTTGCAAAGTTGGCATCTGACGACTGATTCATAATATACTAAAGGGGAGAAAAATCTCCCCTTTTTTTATGGCATCGTGACTCTTGTGTTTTCGGTGCGGATTAATTTCTTATCAACATATTGAGAAGATTTATCATAATACATAATTTTTCTCATATCATTTAAATACTGCTGCAAATAAGAAGGTCTTAGTAGATATATGGTTCTTTTTTTCTCATTTTTTATAGTTTCATATTCATAATTACTAATGCCAACAACAGGATTTAATGTTGCCAAGTAATCATTTGGGTTTGGAATAGTAAATGTTGGGTCTACAATTTTACCCTTAGGAAGAATGAGTCTTCCATTAGCATCTTTAACTTCTGTAGTTTCATAGTGATGTATTGCATTTAAATCATCACCATAAACTTGTTCTGCATATGAATATAAGTCAACATTAGAAAGAGGCCATTCGTCTCTTACATTTACAATACCGGCAGTTAATAAAACTACCCAATCATAATCTGCCTTACCATAAACTTCTTCTGCAACAGTATCAGGTCTTGCACCTTCTGGAATCTGATACTTATTAAATAAAGTGAAGACATTCTGTAAGTCATCACGAAGTTTAACACGACGAAATAAATTCTTTGCTCTTACATAATTCTGTGAAGAATTACTATCGGCAAAGGGTGATTGGTATTCTAAGTCTGGAAGTTCTCTAAAAAATGACATTAGTAACCTACTCCAATATCTGTATCTTGATAATCTTCATTATAAATTGGATTGAGTTCGGTAAAACTAAGACTTAATTTCATATGAACCGGAGTTTTATCCGCATAAGTTGCATATGAACCCGAACCCGTATAATTCATACCCATACTTGTAAGAGCACAAGGTTTAAATTTGTTTAGATAAGGATGGTCCTGATTTCCGCTCTTATATTTTAGAAGAAAAATATTTGGCGCCTCAATGAATAGACCGGCACCTGCAGTATTACTACCAGTTTTTGGTGCCATAGATTGCTTAAAGATTCTTATAATCTCTTTAACCACATTAGATTCTTTTTCATCTCTTGGTGCAAAATCAAAATCAAATTGAAAAGACCTTAAATTAACTCCACCAAAGAGTAGTTCTAAATTTGGATTTAGAACTTTCCCCGTTGCTCTTGATAGAAGCGCAGTTGGGCTTACACTTCCATTTGCTACACTATTTACTAATGCAGAACTAAATGCATTTGTTACTAAATCTTGTCCCCCTCCCCGAGTTAGTACTTGCATACCAGTTGTACCTAAGTTCTTAATAGCATCAATAGTACCTTCCCCAAATCCTTTAGATTTAAGAATATTTCCCGTTGCTTCTACACCTGCAGCGGCAAGAGGATTTAAACTATCTCCACTTCCCCAATCAACTTGATTTGTGTCACCAATATTTGCCGGTATTGGTAATTGTATTGTCTTTTCTGCTCTTTGTTTGGAATTTTTTTCCGTTCCTGTTGTTAATTTAAGATTATTTGTTCCAGTTTCAAGCCCAGGAGGAAGATACTTAATAACACCTATTTCCAAGTAGTCATCATCTTTGCCAATACTCTTCTGTGGATATCTAAGAGGTGCCGCAGACGAAGAAAGTTTGGCAGAAGCAGCTCCAGCAATTCTTTCCGCATTCGGTGATAAACTTCCTGTTATGTTAAATCCGTTTACCATTTATCTTTTTTAGTTATTTATCTTGATTTGTCCGAAAGGTATTCTTCTCAAATCACCAACCTCATTTTTATCCACAATATGTAGGGGTCCAATCACTTCTTCAAAGGTATATTGCCTCTGTTCTCCCCAATGAAAGTTAATACCACTAAATCCCCAAGAATAAACATTTGTAACGGCAACCAAAGGATGAGCATCATATCTTACACGAGGAGTCTTTGGTCTATAAACAAAAGTATAAAACTTACCTGCCTCTGGAGACCTTGTGGTTTCTTTCAATGCGTCAAGTATTTCCAACATCAAATCATCGGCATCTTCAGTTCCATATAAGTTTTTGAGAAGAGGTTTAATACGGTTCATTTTTTAGAAATACCTAATTCGTGTTCCGTGATTACTTTGAAGGTCCATCCTTTATCTTTACAATATTCTCTTGCCGCTTCCCACTTTGATTGGTTTTTGGCATATTCATAAGCTTCATAGATGTATCCTTTGGTCTGCCTCTTAGGTTTGGGTGGAGGCATCGTTTGTTTATATGGTTTAATCTCAATCAAATACTTTTTAGTACTTCCATCTGGTTCTTTGACCTTTATATAAGCATCAGGAAAGTATCTGTGAATTCTTCCATCTACCGGAGAACGATATGGAATTGCAAGTTCTTCGGAAGCATACTCTAAAATATTTTCATTTGTATCACAATATTTTAGAAACTTCAATTCCCATAAGGACCGATAGATAATATTGGTGGGGTCTCCAACATATTTTTCGGGAAATGATGGTTTGAATTTTCCTTTATAAGACATCTAAATACTTATACTAATAAGACTCATAAAAGGTATTTAGAGTGCCTAGTATCCGCAGAATATCAGATTTTAAACCACTATTTACGAATCTGGCTCAGAGTTCTCACTTTCAGGTCATCTTTGGTGGTTTGCCTGGTCCACTTTTATCACATCTTGCAATAAGAGGAGTTGACCCATTATTTGTTGCTAATGATGCTGGATTACTTTGTTTTTCGGCATCACTACCAGGAACTCAACTAGCAACCGCAGATATTACCAATAATTATACTGGAGTAAACGAAAGAATTGCTCATCGCAGAATTTTTACAGAAATTGGTCTAGAGTTTTATGTTGATAGTAATTATACCAATTTAAAATTCATTGAGCACTGGATGGAGTTTATTGCCAGTGGTTCTAATGAAAATCCATCAAGAGACGGATATCATTTTAGAATGAGATATCCAAGAGACTATAAGAGTGATATGACTAAAATTATTAAGTTTGATAGAGATTATAATGCAGAAATTGAGTATAATTTTTTCGGACTATTTCCACTTTCTTTAAATTCAGTACCAGTTCAGTATAATGGTTCTGATATATTAAAAATGAGTGCCACATTTAACTATGAAAGATATGTTTGTGGCAGAACATTAAGTTTAGATTTTAACCGAAATGATGACAATAATAGAGTTTCTAATACTGTCAGTAACAGTACAACTAATCAAACAAATAGACAAAATAGACTTGCAACAGGAAGAGATGAATTGATTAATAGAAATCTCAATCTAGGAACTGGTAGATTGGATGACCCAAGACCAGTCGGGGTTGCCTAAGTCGTCTAAATAATTTTAACTGAACTTTATAGGATATTATGCCTTTACCAAAGATTGCAACTCCAATTTATGAATTGGAAATTCCTTCATTAAAAAAGAAAATTAGATATAGACCTTTTCTAGTTAAAGAAGAAAAAATTCTGATTATTGCTCTAGAAAGTGAAGATTCTAAACAGATTGCAAATGCAGTTAAGAATGTCATTTCAAATTGCATTTTAAGCAAAGGTATTAAAGTGGAAGACCTATCCACATTTGATATTGAGTATTTGTTTCTTAATATTAGAGGCAAGTCTGTCGGTGAGAGTGTTGATGTTTTAATTACTTGCCCTGATGATGAAACGACTCAGGTTCCAATGAGTATTAATTTGGATGAGATTACTGTTGAGGTTGATCCAAAACATTCTCGTGATATTAAGTTAGATGATACTCTAACTTTAAGAATGAGATATCCGTCTATGACTGAGTTTATCAAGAATAATTTTGATTCTGGCGATGGTGTAAGTGTTGATGATACTTTTGATTTAATTATATCCTGTATTGAACAGATTTATTCGGAAGAAGAATCTTGGACAGCAAGTG